TTTTTTTTTAAAATTTACGTGATATCTTCTAATAGCTTTATTCATGTTTGGAATTATATATTTTTCCCAAAGTGTATTTTTGCAAATTTTAGCCATACAATCCCAATAATGTATAATAAACTTTATAGATAATTGATTACTAAGAATTTGCTTAAATGATTGTCTAAAATATTCACAACTTTTAAGACACGCTTCAGTAGCCCCAATTCCCATCATTAAATCTTCATAAGACGGTGATACATACAACACAGGGATTTTCATAAGTTTAAGTTTATTAGAATTGGATTTTCTAGAATGTATATAATTGCCTAAATGAAATTGAAAGAATTTTTTTAAATGAGGATATGTAACAACTATTATATAATCTGAGCCCATGTGTGTTAAATCTAGTAAACATTTTTTTATTGCGCTGATATTAGAAGATACAGGTACCATACAATTAGCAGGCATATAGCGCATGTCTGTATTGTGTGAAATGGTTGAAACACAACCAACGACTAATTTTCTAAACTTTAATAATTTACCAGACATGACACAATACTTTAGATCTCTCTTTTAATGTAAGTTTTAAATCTTCTAAAAGTTCTTTTTTGTTAAGCTCTAAAAACTCTATTGACTCTATTGAATTATATGTTATATTATGATTGTCCAAAATGTGTCTATGTTTAAATTCTTTGATTGCCCTAAATGATCTCGGCATGTTTTTCTGTAAGAACGTCTTTGGGTTATCAAAGAGAATCTTCCTAGTATATATTTCATTTATATCTGGAATTGTGGATTTTTTAATATCTTCTGCTGTGACTTCTGATTTACACATTAAGAAAAAACCCTTGTTGAAGTGATAATAACTTAACTCAGATGGAAATTCAATACCTGTTTTAAATATTTTAAAATAGTCGTTTGCACTACAGACGTGAGAATCTACATGTTTATATTCAAATATATCATATATATTGTATATATTACTTAATTCAGCTTTTTCAAATAAGAACTGTAACTCATCTTCAACAGAGTTAAAATTTATGAAGGTCAAAATATCAAATTCAATCTTAACCGGGTTAGCATTGTTATTTGTATAAGCCAGTAATGTATTTTGTGAAGTAAACTTAAATTTATCACAATGAAAATCTAGTAGTTTACCATTTGAATTGAGATGATATCTCAATTCTCTATATAGAGTAGACTCTGTGGAAATATCTGATCTGCTACTATCATAAAACTTGGAACTAATTCTTGATATTTTTTTTCTAAATGGATATAAATACCAAGAAAAATCATCCTCAATAATTGACCACGGAAAAGGATAATTATTTCCATAAAAAAGCAACTTGGAATCTGTTAAAAATGCATATAACAGAGATTCCAAGTTGCTTCCCAAGACGAGGTTTTTAATCTTCATCTTGGTATTTAGGAACAAATTCAACTAAAATAATTGATGACTTTGGTACAAACATTCTCTCGGTATTAAATTTTTCAACCGTCAACACAGAGAAGTTATCAACATATACCAAAAACTCACCTTCCGCATCAGTTAATTCTCGGTTCAATAAATTAAGTTGAAAAATATTACTTCTACTAGCTTTATAAACTCCAATTTTTTCTAGATTCTCTTTTGAAGAAGCGAATTGAGGTGGCAATTTAATAGCATTAGAATCTAATCTTTCAATAAGAAGAAAATTATTTACTTGATACAATATATTTTTCATCATTCTCCCGGTATTTATCCATATTAATTTGAGATCTTGTGTGTATTTTTTCTAAAAGCAAAGTATGTTTAGACCTTGTTTTGCAATAATTGCGAGTACAATTATTAGAATCCTTAGAACACTTCATCTTATAACGTGGATGATTTGAGGTTAATGCCTCAATCACCATCATTCTATCTGTCTCAGAACAAAAAAGAAATTTATTCTCATACTTTTTATTGACTCTTTTATATTCTCGATGCCAACAACGAGCAGCCCACTTTACATTTTGAACAATAATAGGGTTACCGTCACATAACTTCCAACGGTTTTCCATTAATTGCATGGGGCCGTGAGAAAGATAACCCTACCTTCTCTATAATCACCCATAATAGGCCCACCATTTTTATTTTTTGTTCGTAAACCACCTTCAATACACCAAGTTGCTAAGGAAATTCCAATTAGTGAACTATGTAGAGACATATTTTTGTCTTGGCGCAATAAATCTAAAGCTAAAATAAAATTAAAATTATCAGGAACCCCGTGTTTACATTCTTCTAAAGAAGAATAGATAAAAAAACGTTCATATAAATTGGCAGGCTCGTTAGAGGGAAAGCCAACTTCATAATCGGAAATCGAACATTCCAACGGAAACTCTTGTGATTTTGCCGTATTTTCAAATAGAATTAGACACGCTAAAATTAGCGTCATTTTTTTAATATAATCGAACATTTAAATTTCCTTATTTTGTTAAATACCGTTTTTCGCATAAGTTTTGGCTAATGCGGTTCGTTGCCGTTGTTCATTGTCGGTCCACAGGGCGACGGTATCTCCCTGTGGATCACAGATAGATGATGCAGTCACGTTTGAAGATTTAAGCAAAGCTTCTTCTTCAGCCTCAAATTCTTTAATAAATTTGTTAAGATACCACTGAGCTTTTTTTAAGTCTTCGAGACCTTTTTTATGTTTCGCTCTACAAACATATTTTACCACGTTACCAAGAGAAAAATCTAGCTTCTGATCTGTAATAAAATCATACACTTCAATTTTTCCTTGATTATAATGCGATGGATGATTAATCTTATCTGACATATTATTCCTTTATATCTACTGGTTGATTCGGGTGATACCGAAATTGAATTGATTCTGTATAATCAGCTAAAGTTTTTTTCATATAATCAATGAAGTTTTCATGTGTTTTCAAGTCATACAACTCCCCACGATAATTGAAAACCTGAAAAATACTACCACAATAATTGGTAACTTCAAAAATTTCACGATAGCTATTATCTTCGACATCCCTAAAGTTACTTTGAACCATGACATCCATCTTACTGATAAACAATTTCTTAAGTTTACCTGTAACACAAAGGGCTTCAATTAGTTTAGGGTAATTTAAAAAATTAATTTGGCGTTGACGTCCTGTGGTTGCACCAAACTCAGAACCAAATTTAACAATGTTTGAAAAATATTTTTCATGATTTGAGTTTTTAGGCTGAAATTCTTTTGCTCCGACGTAAGTTTCATATGGTTTGATCACGCCATAAACATTACGAATTTTATCATACGAAATATAATTTGCCAACACGGAAGAAATCCCCGGATGGCTAGATGTGACATATGGATAATCGCCATAATCAACATCTAAAAAGTGGCCTTGAGCACCTTCTACAAGAATTGAATGAGAAGAAGAAGAATCGTATAAAAATTCATATAAATCAATAATATATTCTTTTAACTCAGGAATATCTTTAGCTAAGATACCTTTTCTATCGTATTTATCGCGATAACACGGACCAATACCTTGCTTAGTCGTGCCAATCCTGCTTTCTTTGTTTTCTTCTTCAATATGAGAATTTGTAACGATATGGCAATTACCTGCAATTTTAATACAATCTGTATTATAACCAAGAGTTTTAATATAGGCAACTTCGGCCAAAAATTTATCTACATTTAAAACACAGCCATTTCCGATAATTGACATTGTATTATACAGAAAACCACAAGGGACTAAATGTGTTATAATTTGTTTACCTTCATGATAAATGGTATGCCCAGCGTTTGAGCCGCCGCTTACTCGCATTACTACATTATAACGCTCTTCTCCTAAAATTTGAGCAGTAATTGCACCCTTGCCACAATCGCCATAAGCTAAATCAACAACAACATCTACAAATTTAATCATTATAATCCTTTATAAATTATCCATTAAGAATTTTAAATTCAGAAATCTTTTCGCCATCATCGTTATAAACAATAAGATTTTCTTTATTTTCTTTTAAATAGTTTTTAGCATATTGTTGAATTTTTTCTAAGTCTGGAGAAGTTTTTAAAACTACACCTTTGTTATTTTTTAATGTAAACATACCTATCCTTTTTTCGTTTATGACTATACACACCAACCATGATTGATCAAGTCATTATCCACACTTGCTAGAGCCGCAGTCCATACAAGTGATACAGCCATCTTGATACGCAATGTTAATACCACCGCATTCGTCACATTTTTTCTCAACCAGAGATTTTGTGCCATTTGCAATATATGATTTACTTAATACTCTTGCGACAACTCTTGAAAAGGATGTCAAATCTGAATATTTGTCTTTTCTCAATTGCTCTACAAGATAATTAACAGGTGCTCCGTGTCTCAATGCCAGTGAGATAGTTCTACCAAATGCTGAATAATTTGGATTTGCAAATAATTCTACAACATTCTTGTAGACAATTTCATCATCATCATTGATTGGAATTCTTAGATTATATATTGCTACACCATCTTTCTTACCGTCTTTAACAAGAAATCCTGATTTAATCTTTTTGGGTACTTCTACCATTTCTGATAAACCCGCAAAAATTTCATACGGCAAGCCATTCATTAAGCCCACGAGAATTAGATATGGTTCTCCACCCACAGAAGCTCTGTGAATATCACATTCCATTTCTCTTGGTCTCTTAGGTGCATTTGTAAGACTAATATTATTAATCGTTGCTTTTGGTTCGGTGCTAATCAAAACACCAGCTCTAGAACCATCTCTATATACTGTAATACCTTTACAACCAGTTTTCCACGCCTTAAAATAAGCATCGTCAACCGTTTCAACTGAAACGTCTTTTGGTAGGTTTAAGGTATTACTAATAGAGTGACAAATCCATTTTTGAGCTACTGCTTGCATATCAATTTTAGCAGACCAATCAATATCATTTGCACATGAATTAGCATATGGTGACAAGGATTCATCAGTCAATCCAGTAACTTCCATCCATTTAGTTAATCCATGGTGTCTTACGGTAAATTCACTCCACTTATCACCCATATCATCAACAAAATCGGGAATAGTCGAATCAGTCACGGCAATACGCTTGCGTCTTTTATACGACATCATAAAGACCGGCTCGAACCCGGAAGACGTCTGTGTCAAAATGCTCACAGACCCCGCTGGGGCTGTGGTTGTGAGCGCGATGTTACGTCGGCCATAGTCCCGCCAGTCCGCCAGTGTGCTATCCCCGTAGTGAGCATCAGCAGCCTGTATGACGCGATTGAGATATGTGTGATCCTTTTCTAAGGAAAAATCGAATATCGGGAACGGATTTCTTTCTTTGGCTAAATCTATAGAAGCTTTATAACACGATGTAGTTAAACACGAATAGACTTTTTCTGTAAATTCAATTGATTCCGTAGAGCCATATCGATATCCCATAAAAGCTATCGCATCACCTAATGCTGTAATACCTGTACCAGTTCTGCGACCATTTACAGCCTTAAGTGTAATTCTTTTCCAAAGATCTATTTCAATGGCTTTAACTTCTTGTGGTTCAGGATCTGCATTAATTTTGGCAATAATTTTTTCACATGCTTCGATTTCTAAATCAACAAGATCATCCATCAGTCTTTGGGCAACCATGCAGACTTTTCTGTACTCAACCTCGTCAAAATAAGCATCTTTGGTAAATGCATTTCTGATAAACTTAATCAAGTTAACCAATAATAATCTGCAACTATCATCTGCGCACATACCGAGTTCGCCGCATGGGTTTGTCGTGATTGTCTTAAACCCAAAATCAACATAACAATCAGAGGGCGTATCTCGTAAATATGTATCCCAAAATAATACACCGGGCTCTGCTGATTGCCAAGCTGCCATTACAATAGAGTCCCAAATTTCTTTGGCATTAACGGTTTTGGTAAACTTGGCTAAGTTGGGTACAACATCAGTCGGCCAGCGCAACACAAAATCTTCATTTTTTTCAACTGCTTCCATAAAGGCATCTGATACTTTAATAGAAACATTTGCTCCTGTAACTTTCTTTAAATCCTTTTTCATGGAAATAAAGGTCTCAATTTCGGGATGTTCTACATCACATGAAATCATTAGAGCGCCACGACGACCGTTTTGGGCAACTTCTCTGCACGTATTAGAAAATCTTTCGCAAAATACTGCAATACCATCGGTGGTGCCAGCAGAATTATTTGTTCTCATTCCTTTTGGGCGAATAGTAGAACAATCAGTACCAACACCACCACGACGCTTCATTAATTGCGCCATTTCCTGATCTGTTTTAAAAATACCGCCATAAGAATCATAAGGTGGTGCAATTACAAAACAATTTGATAATGATTGTGTCCGACAAACATTACCAATTGAAGACATTGGAGAGCCTTGAGGAACAATCATCCAACTATCCAAGTAATCAAAAATTTCTTTTTCGGACAGGGGGTTTTCGTATTTTTGCTCAATTCTAGCGAATTCTTTGGCAATGCGTTTGTGCATATCCGTAGGAATACACTCTAATAATTCACCATCACGATCTCTGAGAGCGTACTTATGAATAAATGTTTCTGCTGCTAAATTATCTCCATTAAAATAATTTACAGATTTTTCTAATGCATATTCATATGCATATGGTGAATTGTTATTGTTTGGCATCTAATTTATAATTTCCTTATTATATAAAGTTTCTATCTATATTCTTTATCAACTTTTTTAAAGTTTTGACAATTTTTGTGCTAATTTTATATGATTTTTTATCAATATAATTTAAAATTTTCTTAATCTTCATTTGTTCACTGTTTTGGGTGGGTTTTTAATTAGGTCTAATATCGTGGTTTACGGTACTAATAATTTTGCCATCGACACTGTAGGTATTCCAAATGCCTAGTTTTATTCCACCTTTTGTTTTACCACTCATCCAGATTCTTAATTCAGAATCTTTTTCGTGAGAGTACCAACTCATCTTGGATGGATAAAAATATTCGCATTCTAATATTTCGCAGTTTTCATTATTTGGCAATTCTTGAGAGTCTTTGTTCAAGCTCAAGTCTCTTTTTGAGGATAAAGTTTTGGAGATTTGTTTCCGCTTCCGCTGCTGTCTCTTCTTTTTCATATAGATCAAATCCAAATTGAATAGAATCATCAATAATTCTAGTAGACACTGTTGATAAATCTTTTTCTTCTCTTAAAATTTTATCGCTTGGGCCGTTACGATTCTTAATAATAAGAGCATTACCCGTTGTTGAAAATGACATAGCATAGTCAATTGGTGATACTCTTTTGTATCCATCTTGGATATGATTAAAAGTAACTACATCAGCCTCAATCGAAGCCCTGTTTGTTTGGCAAGCTGATAAGGTCGCCATATTATTACGACTAACCATAGAACAGACTTCTGAATAGACTTGAAAACCTAATTCATCTTGTCGTTTTGTAGAGGATACAAGTAAATCAAGATAGTCAATAATAATAAGGTCAATTTTATGACCATGTTCTATCATTTTATGATAGTGATTTTCAATTGTCTGAGCCGTTGCTGAATACATGGGAAAATGTTTAATAAACAATTTGCCCGGTACTGTATGCATATATTTCTTAATTAAGTCTTTATTGTTCTTCAAATTTTGAAGTTTTATACCAAACAAACAAGAGTCAAATCGTCTAGCGATAACGCTATCCTTTAACTCAAGAGAAATATATAATACATTTTTACCTCTAAGTAAATTAGCAGCACCTGTATATACCATTCTCATGCTCTTACCGGTGCCTGTAGGGGCGAGATATACAGCTATCTCACCTTTGGCGACGGGTCCGCCACCAGTATAATCATCTACGACATCCCAGCCGCTAGTGCATATACCCTCGCGCTGATCCTCTTCATACCTTTTTTCAACATCTTCGCTATATATTAAGCCTGATTCTAAATCAACACCAAGCTTAAAGCATTCATCAATTTTTGCCTTGAAGGCATCTAATTCGCCAGAATCTAATAGATCGTGGTATTTACCAATGGCCTCTTTAGTTTTTTGTACCTTAAAGAATGTCATAGATTCATTCTTTACAAATTCTTCATCAATTACTTCAGAATTTCTTTTTAATCCTGAAACGAAATTTTTAACAGCGTTTTCATTGATTTTATTGTCATAAACAATTTTTGTGTTGACAATACTTTCAATTGTAGAAAGCGAAGGGTGTGATTTGTATTCGTCTTTATAATCGAAAATCTTGGATACTAAAATCTTTAGATAGTCTAATTCAAATGATTCAATATTGATAACGTCTTTTACTCTATTTGAGAAAGGTCTATCAATTGCAATCAATTTAGCTAATTTAATTTGGAATTCCGGTCCAAAGTCTGAAAGTTGTTTTTTTCTACTAGTAAGTTCCATTAAATTGTCCTTAAAAATAATCAGAGTGTTCAGAATATTTACTCAATAACATCTTAAAATTTTTCATCATATTCCTGTTTGCAAATATATCACAAAGATTATTAAATTCAGATTCTTTAAATAATCTATTACATTCAATAATGTCTTTTAATTGCTGATTTTCTTCAGAAGACATATTGACTTCATATAGTTGCATAATCGCATAATTTTTCTTTACTAAATCCTGATTTTGAAATAATTCCGTATAAATAGTATATGGTTTTTTTCTTTTATCTAATTCATTATCCACAACAGCTTGGGAATATAATTCTTCAAATGTAAGTTTTTTTTCTTTTAAAATACCTGGAAATCTCTTGCAAATAGTAGCTAAACCAGCGCCTTTAAGCCCCGGTAAATTATCACTCTTATCACCCTCTAATGCTCTTGCTAAAACGAAATTGTGAGGGTGAATACCAACATCTCTTAGAAGATCTTCTTTGGTATATAGTGTTTTATTTGTCGAACGATAAATAGAAATATTATCATCTAATAGTTGATAAAAGTCTTTATCGTTCGAAATAATGATAGCTTTATCATTATTATGTGAAAATTTTTGAGCTAACTTTGAAATAATATCATCAGCTTCAAGATCCACAAGATTAATATTGTAAAATGGTAAAGTAGCTAATACCTCTGTCAATAAATTTCGTTGAAGATTTCTGTTTGCCTCAATATCCTCTTGAGAGGATATTAGTCCGTTTTTAACCATTTGGTGTGGTTTAGGGGCGGTTCTATGGTTTTTATATTCCTCATTAATAACTTGACGTTTTGCTCTTGAGTTCTTACCATCCCAAACGATATACATATCGTTTGGATTATATGACTTTAAACATTTATTAAGCATATTGACGAAACCCAATACACCACCATAAAATTCACCATTATATGAATATGTACTCACAGAATACGTTGAAATAAATACGTTATTGGCGTCAATAATAACTGATGTATTTTTAAATAATTTATCTTTCATTTATAGCTCACATACATCCCATGTTAGAATTTTTTTTCCGTCTTTTGCAAAGTCATGAGGAAGATTTGGGAATTTAGTAAATAGAGTATCTAGACTATTTTCAATACACCATTTTAATAATACTTCTGTTTGTTCCCAAGGGACATCAAACAAGCCACTATTAAATTTATTAGAAACAATTTTGATTGGCTTGATAAATAAATTACTTAAAAACATATCACCAAAAGCATTAAATAATGCAGTTTTGGTGTGTTGAAGAATTTCTTTTCTCGAACATTTTTGTTCCCCAAATCCAACTGAGGTGAATAAATTTACAACTTGTACGTTGTCTGTACCGAGCGATGTCAAAGACAATCCTAAACAACCTTCATCATATTGTAAACATGTTTGGTTATAATCTTCATATACATGCGGATGTTTTTCTTTGATATGTTTAGCAATACCAGCGCCCATTACACCTTTACAATTAACCGCATGAAACAGATAACAATCTTTATGAGAAAGAGCATCGGATTTAATTACGTTATAGCTATAAAAACTTTCTAAATTCTCCATATTTAAATTTCCTTTACAAACAATTCTAAAAGAATCTTTCCGTCATATTTTCCAAGATGATTTGCCTTAAAATATGACATACATTGAGGAACTGAAATAAATTGATTTGTTTTAATGATTGAACAGATTTCATCTTCTGTTAACATCTTAGGTAAATAACTCAATAAGATAACGTTTTCTTCAATTAGGTGATCATAATGAGCTTTACTCAAAGTTTCATTATTACTTTTGATCAATTTAGCCAATACCTTTTCAACAAAGATATCATCTGGTTCTTTTGTTTTCTTTGTACATTCAGCAATTGCTACAGAAAGAATATCTTTCTTAATCTTGTCACCTTGCCGAAGAGCTTCTAATTTATCTTTTTTCAACTGTTCTAGTAACATATTTTCCTCAGTTTTCTTTGTATATTCAGCAATTGCTACAGAAAGATATTCTTTCTTAATCTTGTCGACGAGCTTCTAGTATTTCTTTTTATATAATATATAATAAATAATATATTCATCAATTCGAAGATTTTCTAGTTTGGGAAAATCCTCTTGTTAAGGAACGTGCAG